CTTGATAGATTTATTGATTTTGGAAAAAAACTTGAATCTTTCGGAGATTGGTTTTATAAACAATATGAATATGATTATTATTCAAAAATTATTGTCAATATTGAGAAAAAAATAATAAAATTTCCAATATTATCCAAATATAAAAACATTCCAGATATTTTTTGGGAAAAAATAATTGAGACAATATGTTATAAAAATCAACTAAAAAAACCAAGTAAAAAGAGTTTACAATTTATTTATGAATTGATTAGATTAAATCAAGATCGAGTTCATGAAAATCGTAAACTACAACTATCAAAAAACTTAACTGCTCAATTTAAAAAAAATGATAGTTTTTGGATTATAAATTTTTAATTATAATTTAAATTTTAACTTTTTATTATTTTCTTTTAAATAATAAAAAAATATGCCAAGAACAAGCAGTAAAAGAAAATCAAGAAGTCCATGCAGACACGGACGCAAAAAATCTCTCAGACGTGGTTGCAAAGCCAAGCCTGGACCTAAACGCTCGAGACGTTCATCTAGACGTTCTAGACGTTCTAGACGTAAATGTTCTCGCGGAATGAGAAAAGGATCTAGAGTATGCAAACGCAAATCCGGGCCTAAACGCTCGAGACGCAGCCGCAAATCGCGTAAATCTAGCCCGCGTAAAAATTACCAATGCAAATACGGAAGAAATGCTAAAGGATTTTGTGTACCTAGAGACGTATGCAAAAGTGCAAGATTAAAAAATAAAAGATGTGTAAGCAAAGGCGGACTTGGAGCTGATCAATGGAACGTACCACCACTTTACGGATGCAAATACGGCCGCAGTGGTGACATGAATAACAGTCTTAATCAACCAGTTGGAAAATGCCAAAAACCAGGTGTATTTGAAAAATTAAGAAAAAAATTATTCGGTGATGATGCCCAACAAAGCCCAGCTGAAGTAATGCAACGTCATTACGCAGGAAATGATCAAGAAAACCAAGCTAGACAAATTGCAGCACAAATGGGTAGAGATTTTCGACCAGCAATGCCAGCAAGAATGCCACAAGACCCCTTCAAAGGTTTTAAATTAATAATTAATAATTAATAAATAATAAATAATAAATAATATAAAAAATTATATTATTTATTAAAATGTTTACCCGGCGATTTCAATTAGAAAATGAAATTAGTGAAATAATTAATAACGATAATAATTCAACAGCGCATTTTGAATGGAATGTTAGTAATAATATTTTTGAATTAAATTTAATTACCTATAATCCAAGTCATAAAACATATTTTTTATTAAATAGTATTAAAAAGCAGTGGGTTCCTACATCAAACCCTAGTTCAAATCATGTCAATCAACAACAATCTCAACCTAGAAATCAACATTCTAGGAATCATATTGAAAGAGAAGTATCGTGTCAACAAGATGATGTTGAACAACAAGAACAACCAAGTCAAAATATGACAACAACTATTTTACAAAGTCATGCTGATGTATATGTAATAATATTGGAAGAGATGTTAGAATTTATTGAACAACGAAGAGAAAGAGTTTTAACATATATGATAGAATGGGATTTTAAAAATCAAAAAAATAAATTAAAACAAGATAAGACAAAAATGTCTTATTTTAAAGGAAATAATATAGAGGAAGCATTAATTAAATTATATTATGGAAAAGATAAAACTACGATTATAATTTATAATGTAAAATTAGTAGCAGATACCTAATCTTTTTTAAATCTTTTTTAAATATTTTTTAAATATAAATATGAATGATTTATCACAATTCGATCAAAATCTAGTTGAACATTGTAAAACTTTATATAAAATTAAATTTACAACAGGAGCTTTTTTAACTGGTATTTTATCAATATTATGTTTTTATGGAATGATTAAGAAAATAATTGATCCTAAAACCACATATAATACACAAAGATGTTTCCGCGACGACGAGGTCGACAAATACAATGAAGAAAATCCCGATAATAAGTTAACCAAGGACAACTGGGGGAATTATTCAATTCCCTGTACAGATTATGATAGAATAACTCTAAATTGCGGAAATAAGGGTATATTATGGGATGAAAATTGTCCGTTGCCAAACTTGGCAGATGACGGGACAATTTTAGGAGAGATGCGGATGTATTTATCATATGACGTAACTACAAAATCTTATATACCTGCGATAATCGCAGGTGTTATTACAATAATTTTAGCATACGCTGCGCATGTATCTTGGCGTACTAAAGATAATGAAGCAAGACAATTATCGGAATGTTTTAAAAATTTAAATCAAAATAGAATGAACACTATTAGTTCGCGTATAATATAATCAGATAATTTTATAACTTTTAAATTTAAACATAAATTTAAAATTATATTTTTATTATAATAAATGTCTGCAGGCGGTATATCATATGACGGAATTTATCCGAAAAGAGTAACTACATTACCCTCAGTTGAAACATGGGGAAGCAATATGAATATTTTAAAAGATCCTCCAAAAAGTATTCATACAAGAAAAATAGATAAGGTTGGAGATATTCAAGAAATTATGAATGAACAAGAAGATGCAGGTGATCGTATTTGTGAAATGATTAAAGTTTATCCAAGAGGGCAGAATCCATTTGTTGATGTTCAATATAGTAATAGCGGAACATCTGGCGGACAAAATAGACAAATTGGCACAAGTGGCACGGTTTCTTCTGGAGGTTCCGCGTTTACTGGTAATACATCGACAGGTGTAGGATCAAGCGGGATTGGAGGTGTTAAATTACCACATGGTATAATGACAGATGGTGAATTCAGACCACCTGTTAGATCACAATTTGACGAATTACCATTATCAAGATTACCGAGAGCATGGACTTATGCTACTACAAATAAAGGAGGACAAAAGAAATATATGAATACATCAAATTGTGCTGATGAAAAAAGTTACGACAGAGCAGTTAAAAAATGCTGGGATAAACCTGATCAAAGAGGCGGACCTCAATATGCATACAAAGTTCCTGAACCCCAACGAGAAAATTATGCAGTACATCAAAGTATTCAACAACCTATACATACAGATTTTACAGCACCAAAAACAGGAACATTAGTTGATAATAGATCAATGGAGGCTCCATCCAATATTGTAAGAGAAAATTATGAACATGTATCTGCAACAGCGCCAATAGGATCAGATGTATTGTTTAGAACTGTAACAAATCAAAATCAAAATGTAACAGAATTTCTTAATGATGAATCATTATCTGGAAATTATTCAACAAATACATCTGGAATGAGAACTGATATTATTGAAAATAGTGATCTTAATCATAATTCTAGTAATATTCAAAATCATTTACGAGGAGAAGTTACAACTAATCATGGGGCAAAATTTGGTGGAGAACAATTTACTGATTTTGAAGAAATTAATCTTGAAAGAAATCAACCAATTGCACAAGGATCGACAAATATGAGTGGAAATTATATGTTGAATAATGCAGAATATGAAAATAACATTCAACTAAAGAAAAATTTACCAAATTATTCAACACAAATACATATGAATCAAATTGATCAAGCAGATCAACAGATGGGAAGACAATTTAACAGATTAAATAATAAAGTGGATATGAATGAACATTATAATGGAGAAACTGTTAATCATATGCCGAGATTAAGTGGTGATAATCATTATACATTACCAGAATCAAATCAATCACGATTAAATAGAAACGCAGCTGAATATTTTGTACAAAGATATTAATTAAATTTATAGATAAGGATTTCATATTTATATAATATGAAATCTTACGGAATTTTATTATATTATACTGATGAAGATAATAAAAAACATTTCTTAATTTACCAAAGAAGAGATACACATGCATTTATATATCTTTTAAGAAAAGCTCATACAATGAAAGAATATGAAATTAAAAAATTATATGATAAATTAACATTTGATGAAAAGAATCGATTACATTCACATAGTTTTGATGAAATATGGGATGATTTAATACTAAATAAAAAAAGTAGAATTTATAAAAAAGAGAAAAAGTATGCTCAATCAAATTATAAAAAAATCAAAGAATTATGTAAAGATGTAACTCCGACCGATATAACATTAGAGTGGGGATTTCCAAAAGGTCGACCAATAAAAAATGAAAAAATTAAAAGAACAGCATTACGCGAGTTTCAAGAAGAAACTAATTTTGATGATAAAACCATAAATGATATTAAATTATATGATAAGAAATTATTATATAGATTACATGGATATAGAACTGAGTTATTTATAGGAAAAATTGATTATAAAGTCGGTATTAATTATAGTAAAAGTGATACGATTAGAAAATTGTTTGTATCACCCGAAACTAATGATTTAAGATGGATTTTATGTGATGATAGAGAAGATTATTTAGATAAATCATTAAGTAGACTTATTTACTATGTTGATATAACATTCACATAAAATTGTTTTTATAAAAAAAATCTTTTTATTCATTATTAATAAAATAATGAATAAAACTTTAATAATTATTCTTGCATTATTAGCAATTTTATCTATTTATTATTTATTTAATAAAAATAATAATCAAACTTCACAACCAGTAAATGTTTCTGAACTTATTAGTCAATTTACTAATAGCGAATTTTCAGCAGAACAAGTTGCTAGTAGAGCAAGTGCAAATGATGATTTAGATAGTGAGCTGGAGGGATCTGGAGAATATTATAAAGAATATCGTGACGATACGGTACCAAGTTATTGTTGTAAATGGGGTAATTTATGCCCAGATGGTCAATATATTTTACCACATTTGGGTCTGGACCAGGTCAATGGTGGAGCTCATAACTTCGTTCCTGTTGTAAATCAACAATATAATCAGATTAAAAATGAGGAAAATATATTTAGATTGAATGAAATTTTAATTAATAATGAAACAGCGGTTATACGATCAATAAAAGATTTTATTAAAGAAATTAATAATATAAAAAATACTGCGACTCCTGAGATGGAAGAATCATGGAAGAATAAAGTATACAACCTTGATGAATCTTTTGAAAGACTTAAAACAATATTTAAATATTTTCAACAAATACAAGATCCAAAAATAAAAACAAAAGGTATCGCATTGAATCTTAAAAATTTTGTAAATAGAAATGCATTTACACGTCCAATTTGGATGGCAGTGTCGAAAATAGCCAGCACTATACAAATGAATGATATATGTTTTTATACAGAGCAAGCAGTAATACAGTTTCGTAAAATATATATGACATTTGTGGAGAGTTTTGCAAAAAATACAGGTGTTATTCATAGAATTTTACAATTAACCATGCAAGATAATTCAATTAAAACAAATGAAGAAAAAATTGAACTAAAAACAAAAATTTTAAATGCGATATCACAGAAGGCACCATTCTCATTAGGTTATTATAGTTTTATAAGTGTTTCTAAAAGCCATTGGGGAAATTTAATATCAACATTAGGATCACCGTATGAAGTTGGTGGTTTATATATAGCAATGCGCCGTGAAGAGCATCCATGGAAAACAGGTCGTTTTTATCCTATAATTATAACACCTGAAATTGAACCTGATTTAAATCGACAATATCTACCTGATAGCGAAGCCGATCCCGATAACAAATTATTTATTGATTCAACACTTATCAAGGCGTTTGATATAGATTATCAATACTGGCCAGATATTATATATTTTACTGGAAATCCTGAAACAGATATACTAATTAATGATTTCTTTAATCCGACCTACAACGATGATGATGCCGCCGCCGCTCGTGAAGGAGAGCGTAGTCCTGGTCTTCTTACTGCCGATGATATTAGAAACCTATATGTATATAAAAATGATATACCAAATGGTCAACACACTTATGAAAAGATTCCTTATCAATGCAATCCTATTGAGCATGGATTTGGGTACGGAACATTTTGGTGTTCAATTAAAGACAACTCTCCAGTAATAACAGATGTGACTTATGCTAATCCAGTAGAAGAAAATAAGTTGATAGCTAGTAAACCACAACATGTTGTTAATATGCGAGACAACTTATTAGATGTTTTAGAGATTTATGAAACGGATAATCAAGAATTATACAATACGGCGTCAAGAGTTATTGATGGTTTAATATCAAGAGGAGCAAATCAAGATATTTTAGATCAATTACCCAAATATATTAATGAGCCCCGACTTGAACACTGTTTACATGATAGTACTGAACCATGTTCATGGGATGGTTTAAATAGTTGGAGAGAGTTTGATATGACTTTAGATTTAGAGGATGATGACTTAGGCGGCGATGGTGACACTACTATGCAAACTACTTTATTGGAGAGTCTTCTTTCTATATATAATAGTCAGTCAGTAATAGATACTTACGATAATGCTAAATTATCTCATCCAAATAAGCTTCTAGTATATTATGATCAGAACAGTTATGATAGTAACGGTGGATGGTGTCCCATCAACATAAATGTACCAGAAACCACCGACCTTACTTATATTACGGATAGTGAAGATAAAACAGGACTTCAAACACAGATAATAATTAAATTTGATCGTGATATAACTGAAATACCATTTCGCAGAGGGCAGGCTGAGCGTGTTAAATTTATCGAAATAAGAGATAAGACAGACGATGAAATTGCTGATTGCGAAAACAACGGCTGGTCATTGTGCACCGATCCCAAAGTAACAGATCTAGCACAAGAAAATGTTAGTATTCATCTTGGTTATAATGGAGATAAGTCTTTACTTTTAATCCAACAAGGAAGTGGAGAGGCGCCTGATTTAGGGTATGCCGCGTACGACGCTGCACAATACTCGCTCGGAGATTCGTACTGGGACCTCTATGCTGGAGAATGGGATGAGGTGGCAGATAATGGAAATAAAGTTATTCTTGAATCTGGAAAGGAATATGAAATTTATATTGGGGAACGTGACGACGGTAAAGACTTTGATCTTCCTCAAATAGTTGATATTATAATTCCTAATAATGAGGAAGATCAAGAATTTCCGATTACTGAGAACAAATATATAATTGCTACTGACACCGCTGCTGGTAGAACTATTAGGGATCCTAATGCTTTACGAACGAGCGAGTGTACCGGGACTCATCCCCTCACCTGTACAGGTACAAACCAAACAAATACTGATAAAATAATAATAATTCAATAAATAACTTTTAAATTTTATAATTTATTTAAATTATAAAATTAATTATTTTTTAGATATTCTAGATCTTTTTCGTGTAACTCGTTTTGATTTGCGAGAACGTTTTGGACCTGGTTTTTTCTTACAAACAGGACTGCATTTACGCGTTCCTCTTTTACATTTATTTTGTTTTCTCCACATCGCAGCAACATTTTTCATACGTTCACCTTGTGTTTTTCCATCACAACTTCCGATATTTTCTTTAACAAATTTAGTATAACTTGTTAATTTACGTGTTGTTTTAGGGGACCGAGATCGTTTTGATCGAGATCGTGTCGCTGCTTTTTTGATTACTGATTTATATGCTTTTTCATATTTAGACATTCTAGAAGGACTTCTTCTACGACGACAGCCACGTGATTTTTTATAAGTACAATTTTTTCTAGATCTGCAACTACGTTTTTTAACATTAGAGCATGGTTTTCTATTTGTTTTGCGTGAACTTTTTCGCGGCATTTTTTATTAATAAAAAGATAATAAAAAAAAAATTTTAGATTAAATTTTATAATATAATTTAATGAAAACAAAATATAAAGTAAAGATTATGTCAAATAGTGTATCTGAAAATAAAAGTGATTGTTATTTAAAATCCGAAATAGAAACTAATCTAATCTTAAATGATCTTGAAAATATTGATAATAAAGATCAAAAATTTGTAAATAGATTTTCTAAACAAGGAAAGCAAGGAGTTACTGGTATAAGTCAAATAGAAAACCATAAATGTGTATACAAAGTATCTCAAAATATAAATTATATTATTAGACATGAATATCAAATTATGCAAGCACTAAACGAAATTTCTGAGTATTGCCCTCATTTTTGTAAAGTTTATAATATAAAATTATGTGATGTTGATGGTGATTATAGAAAAAAAGATAATCCATTTGAGGTTAAATCAAAACATCCTATAAAATCTGAATTTATGTTTATGGAATATATTAATAGCATGCAATTTTATTATTTTATAAAAAATCTGAAATTTTCAAACGAATTATTATTTTCAACTATTAAGCAATTATTAATGGCTATTTATATTTCACAAAGTAAAAAACAGTTTACTCATTATGATTTACATTCTTGCAATGTAATGATGAAACAATGCAATAAAGATGATGTATTTTTATATATATTAGACGATGAAAATCAATTATGCGTGCCAACTAATGGATATTATCCAGTTATTATTGATTTTGGATTTAGTTATATTGAAAATATGGATAATAATCCTTTATGGGCATCTTTAGCCCATACTGAAGTGGGTTTTATGACAAACCAATATGACCCTATTGCTGATCCAAAATTATTATTAGTTACTATGTCGGATGAATTAAAAAGATATAGAAACTCACATGATATAACTAAATTTAGAAATATTGTAAGAAATATTTTTAATCCATTAGATATTGACTGGGAAAGTGGTTGGGACATGTATAATAGCGAGCTTGGTGCTGCTAATTATATATGTGAATATATTGAAAAAATTAAGATAAAATCTAAGATTTTTGATAGATATAGTTATATATGTATAGATTTAATTCAAAGTTTAATTAAATTACCATTATCACCTCAAACCAGTAATAATATGGATATTAGTTATAAAATGCTAGTTTCTGAATTTACTAAAATTGAAAATGAAGTTAATAATTCACTACACTCCATATACATTTTAAAATGTATTATCGATATCGCAAGACAAATTAAGAAAAAATACAGTGATAAAAAAACACAACAAGAAACTGTTACATATTTTAGAAGATGTGTTCAAAATATTATTAATAAAGTTGTACCTTTTTGTAAACCAAAAAAAGTTGATTATGAAAAATTACTATGTAGTTTATATGTATTTTCTAAAAATTGTGAAGGATTATTATACAAATTAATTGACGCAAAAACACAAGATAAAAAAAATGTATATGATAAGTTAGAATTGCAAACAATTGAACAAATGTTTGCAGCATTTGAAATTAATATTAAATCTCAATATAAATTTAATAAAAATAGCAAAGTTTATATATTTGATTGTGATAATGAAAATCGAAAAGTTATAAAAGATATTCCACAATTTGTGATTGATTTATTAAATATGACACATCCTTTAATGAGGGGATGTGTAATAAATGATTATATGAAAGGAGATTTTGATGAAAATATAAAAAATTTCGATTAAAAATATTAAATCTATTTAAAAAAAATATATTGATATATAAAAATGTCAGAACAACAACCCGAACAACAACCCGCTCCTCAATTAAGTCTTGCAGACTTAGCGTTAATGGCTCAGACTATTAATGTATGCACAAAACGTGGAGCATTCAACGCAGACGAAATGAGACCTGTAGGTGAATTATTTGATAAATTAAAAGCATTCGTAACTGCTGCTAACAAAGCAGCAGAAGATCAAAAAAAATTAGATAGCGTCGAAGAAGGTGGTGCTGAAAGCAAAGAAGAAGCTGACGGATCTGGAGAAGGTGAAACACCCCAAGAAAGCGCTTAAACTAATTAACTAATTTTATTGTTATTTTAAGAATAAAATTAAAAATATTTATTATTAAAAATAAAATGCAAACATCAAAAATCGGCATACATCCGTTATGGTATATATGTATATTCATACGATTAATAATTTCCGTATTGCCATTAATTTATAACCATTTATCCGAAACGACTAATAAAAATACATTAAATAAAAATATTTCATTATTTAATAAATATATTATATTAATCGTAGGTTTTGGATTCTTATACAAGGCTTTATTTGGATCAAACAACGAGACACAAATTAGAAAAATCTTCTGGCATCAAACCAGAATAGTACATTCAATATTATTTATAACAGCAGGAGTCTATTTTAACAATTATAAATTAAGCTCTGCTTTATTATTCGTGTCAGTTTTATTTTCTATTATCTATAGATTTTTAAGTGGCCATTTTGAATAAATTAAAACTTATAACCAAATTTTAGTAATTCTTCTTTGAGATATAGTTCAATTTCATCATCTTTTACTGTATAAGGTACAGATATTAATTTAATACCTAATTTTTTACATACATTTTGTTTTTGCTTGTCTCTATATTGCTGTGTGATAAAATTATGTCTATCATTTTTATGTAAATACGGTACATATTCATAATGTTGTCGACCGTTATATTCGCATGCTAATCGTTCCTCTTTATTATACATATCAAGTTCCATATTTTTGCCAGTCATGTTATTAAATAAAAAATCTGGTCTCACAGATGGAAATTGTTTTTTAAATAATTTTTGCAATACATCTCTACATTTTGTTTCACCTTTACTATATTTTTTAGGACGAGGAGTTTTTTTAAAATTAAGTTGAGGCATTTCAGTGGAATATGTTCCTTGAGTATTATTTTCAAATATGGCAACATAAAGAAGAGAAATGATTGCAAATGCAATCATAATTTGCCATCCATATTCATTCCAAAATCTATTAAGTTCAACAAACACCATTTATTAATAATTATGATTTTTTTTATATATTAAAAAGATAAATCATTAATACATATAATAATGAACCCTGAAAACGATGATGGTAATGTAGAATATAAGCGTCATATAATTAAAAAAGATGATAAAAGGCTCGAAGAATTATCTACACAAATGAAATTTAGAGTTAATGAAGGAGATGGTGAAGCAATTTATCATATAGGAGTTGAAGATAATGGAGATATTTCTGGTGTAAATGATGAACAATATAGAGAAAGTTTAAAAAATTTACAACAAATATGTGATCGGAATAATTTTTGCTTAACTCAAATATCTTCAAAAAAAATAAATAAAACACATACATCTTATCAATTTTTAATTAGACAAGTTGAAAATCCTAAATATATTGAAGTTAAAATTTGTATAGCAGGTAATGTAGACTCTGGAAAATCTACATTATTAGGTGTTTTAACTAATGATAAATTAGATGATGGACGAGGATCATTACGTTTAGCAGTATTTAATCATAAACATGAAGTAAACTCTGGAAGAACAAGTAGTATTGCTCATCATATTATGGGATTTAATGAAAAAGGTGAAAATATAAATTATAAGTCTTCAATTAATAATGTTGCATGGCCTAATATTGTAAAAAAGAGTAAAAAATTAATTTCATTCTATGATTTGGCTGGGCACGAAAAATATCTCAAAACGACTATTAGAGGTTTATCATCAATCACACCTGATTATTGTTTTATATTAGTAGGTGCTAATATGGGAGTATCAAAAATGACTAGAGAACATGTGTTTATATGTTTAACATTAAATATTCCATTCTCAATTATTATTACAAAATTAGATATATGTAAAGATAGAAAAAATATATTAGATACAACTATTTCACAAATTAAAAAATTATTAAAACTACCGGCAGTTAAACGTATGTCGTATTCAGTCTCAAATACAGAAGAGGCAATTACTGCTGCTAAAAATTTTAAAACAGAGAATATAGTACCTGTTTTTAAAGTATCTAATGTTACTGGAAAGAATATTAATTTAGTAAAAACATTTTTAAATGTATTAAAACCTATTAATCAAGTCAAAAATGATAATAAAAATGTATTATTAAGTATTGATGGTATATTTAATGTAACTGGTGTAGGTATTGTGGTTGCTGGTGATTTAATATCAGGTAAAATTTATACAAATGATAAACTGTATGTAGGACCTGATTATTCTGGTAAATATTATCCCGTAACTGTGAGAAGTATACATATAAAACGAGTACCTGTTTTATCTGCAACTTCTGGAACATATATTTGCTTAGCATTAAAGAAAATTTCACGAAAAATGTTAAGAATAGGACAAGTTGTGGTATCAACTCAAGAAGATTGTAAATCACAGATAGAATTTTGTGCGAATATTAGTGTAATTAAAAGTAATACTACAACTATTAAAATTGGATATGAGCCAACTGTTCATACATGTAATGTTAGACAAACTGCTAAAATTACTAAAATTGAAACTGATAAAGAAATTTTAACAACTGGTGATAACGCAAAAGTTACATTTAAATTTTGTAATAGACCAGAATATATTCAACCTGGAAATAAGATTATTTTTTGTGAAGGTAAAATTAAAGCTATAGGTAGTATTATATGAATTGTCATTTAAAAAAATATTTTCTTAATTATAGTAAAATGTCTAAACTAAAAGAATTTAAAAATAATTACAAGAAAAAGCGCTTAGTTGTTTTAAAACAAACACAAGCCTTTCTTGTAAACGCTGAAAAAGCATACGAAATAAGTAGAAGAGAAAACAGAAAAGGAGAGACTAGAATTAATGAAAAAAATATTGAAAAATATATAACAAAAATTCAAGATATAAAAGATGAAGTCGAAAAAATTGATAATGGAGAATTTGATGATTATCTTGAAGATATGATGATGGCTGAAGAAAATGAAAGAAATGAAAAAGAATTAATATTTCAGTTAAAACGAAAGAAAAAACAGCAGCATAAACAAAATGATGCTAAAAAATTAAAAAAGGTAATTGATTTTGAAAGATCTATAAATAGAACAGATAGATATCATGATAAAGATATAAATCGCGCTTTTTTTCATTTTGCAAAAAATAGTCATTCAATACCAGATTATATGAAACGTAATCTTGATGAAATGCCTAATAA